TAGTGTCACTTGGTGACCCATTAGAGTGTTTCCCAATAATTGTAAAATTATCTGCCTGTGTCGTGTTTACGTATTGAGCTTGTAATGTAATTGTTACTGAATATGCCATTTGTTGTTTTTTTTTTATCTGTTTATTATAAATATATCGTTTTTACGATTTATTCGTTTTCTTATTATTTTATTCTGGTTTTATTACTTTACCACCACAATCCATCTCAGTTTCACATTCACTAAGTTCAAATGAGTTAATTGTTATATCATCATCATTATTCAGTGAGAATGTTGAACCGTTTGGACCATACTTAAACATATAACTTATAGTTGATTTACTACAAAAACTGTATATAACTTCACTACCATCTTCATTTATTTCACCTAATTTTTCACTTAAGTTAATTTCTGTCTCACCTTCTACACAGTCGTTAAGGATGTAATATAAATCGTTTGAGTTCTTAGGATTAGTACTTACTCTTACCTCAATACAATTACAACCGCTTACATCCTCATCACCAAACGTACTTTGTATTGTTGTAGTTGAAACACACCCATTTGCGTCTGTAACCACAACATAGTAATAACCTTCAGGTAAATTACTAAATGTTTGTGAAGGATTTCCAGATGTGACACCTGTAATAGTTGCCACCAATGTTCCACCACCTGTCGTATATGGTGAGGTTGTGTCCTCGTATAATCTATATGTTTTATTCCATGTTCCACCCGCAGATGTAACAGTAATATCACCGTTAACACCTGTGGTAAAGGATGTCATTGTTGCCGTATCATCTAAAGGTTCAATTACGGTTATTTGATAAGATTGTTCACAACCGTCTTTGTCTTTAATTGTAATTGTACTTTTTCCTGCTGATAGACCCGTATACGTTTTAGGGAAAGTTGTTGTATAACTTCCCGAACCTATTTTAGAACTATATGTTGCTCCGTTACCTCCTGTTGGATTCGACACTGTTATTTCACCGTCACTACCACCATGACAACTTACACTACTTGTTGTAAATGTCGCGTTTGGGGCGGTCTTATTTAGTTGTGCACTTCCTGATCGAACACAGTTAGCACTATCTTTGACTCTAATCAAATAGATAGCGGAACTTAAAGTGGAAAAAGTATTACTCGCTTGGTAACTAAATCCATTATTTAAAGAATATGTGTATGATCCACTACCCCCACTTGCATTAATTACTATTTCACCATCATTATCTCCACTACATGAAGGGTGTGTTAATGTGGTAGTAAAACTAACCTGTGTTGGTACCGTTATTGTTTTTGTGTATGTTCTTGTACATCCATCACCGTCTCTAACAGTGATAGTATGTGAACCACCACTTAAATTACTGTATGTTTTAGGGAATGTTGTAGAATAACTTCCCGAACCTATTTTAGAACTATATGTTCCACCGTTTCCACCAATTGGGTTAGACACTGTTATTGAACCTGTACCACCATAACACGTAGGATTTGATGACGATACAGTTGCTGTGACATCACTTTTTTGAAGAATTACAGTAACTTGATCAGAACAACCATTTTGATCTACCGCATAAAATGCATATCCACCTGTGGTTAAACCTGTGAATGTGAGATCTGTTGTTAATGTCCCATTCATTCTATATGTTAATGATCCTGTACCACCACTCGCTTGGAATGTTATTGAACCATCATTCGAGTTACGACACGATGGGTGAGTAACACTTTTTGTAGTTACATTAACCACCGGTGGTTGTGTAATAACATATGTATAACCTTTAGTACATCCATCACCATCTTTTATTGTTACGGTATGTGAACCTACACTTACGTCTGTGAATTCGTATTCGGGTGGTAATCCCGAATTAAAGTTTACGTAACTTTGACTATCTAATTTAACCTGATATATTCCTCCGTTTCCACCTGTTGGACTCGATACTGTTATTGTACCTGTACCACCATTACACGATACATGTTCAAGTACTGCAGTAAATGAAGGGTCGGTTTTTGTTAATGTAACACTCTTACTCGTAATACAGTTATTACTATCTTTAACATATGCCGTTCTTGTTCCTATACCAAGTCCTGTGAACGTACCTGACGTAAAATAATTAATACCGTTTATTGAGTATAATTTAGTTCCTGTACCACCAGTAGATGTGATTACAATTTCACCATCACTATTTCCACGACACGTCGGATGTGTTACCGATGTGGTTATTACTAAGTTTTGTGGATTATTTAATACAATTTGATACTCTGTTTCACACTGATTATTGTCTCTAACATATATGTAATATGGTGTTGCTCCTGATTTACCCGTAAATGTAACTGCTTGAGTAAAATTAGTCCAATTACCACTTGCAAATTTGTATTGGTAAGTTCCTCCATTTCCACCCGTAATTGCAGATAACGTAATATCACCATCACTACCGTTATGACAGTTAGGTGCATTAGAATAAATTGATGCCGTTACTTGACTTCTATTTAATGTGGTAGATTTATTCACCACACAACCATTACTATCTTTAACGTATAACGTATAATTTCCATTTGAAAGGTTTGAAAACGTATTGGATGCTTGATAATTAGTACCGTCTTTACTATAAGTATAAGAACCAGTCCCACCACTACCTGTAACAACAATTTCACCGTCACTATCAAATCTACATGTTGGTATTGTGTTTGAAACAGATATACCCATCACTGCGTTTTGTGTTATGGTTTGTGTGTATGTTTTTACACATCCTTCACCATCTTTAATGTATATGGTATATGTGCCAGGTACTAATGATGTATATTCTTCAATAGTGTTATTTGGTAGGTCTATATAGGTACCTAATTTATTAATTTTTACCTGATATGTTCCACCGTTTCCACCCGATGGATTTGCCACCGATATAGTACCATCACCAGCCCCATTACATGTGACATTTGTAAATGACCACGTTAATGTAGGTGCTGATTTTGATAATGTTAAACTACTTGATCCTGTTGTTGTACATAAATTACTATCTCTAACGTCTAATGTGTAATTTCCAGTTGTTAAACCTGTGAAGGTTCCCGAAGGACCCCACTGAAAACCATCTTTAGTGTATTCATACGTACCACTACCTCCCGTTGCCGTTATAACTATCTCACCATCCGAACCGTCCCAACATATTGGGTCAGTATGTGTTGATGTAAACGATACTTGAGTTGGTTCTGTTATTGTTACTGAGAATTCTCTTTCACAGAAACTCCCATCCTGTATTGTTATCGTGTATGTACCCCCAGACAAATTACTTATTGTACGAGTAGTCCCATCATCATCTTCAAATTCTCCATCATCAAATTTTATCTTATACGGACCACCATTACCACCACCAATTTGAGTTATTCTAATTTCACCCGAACTGAGTCCATTACATAATGTATTTGTTTTGGATAGTGATAAAGTTATTGCCGACTTAATTAGTACTACCGTTCTTGAACTTGTACACCCATTTTCGTCAGTTGCAACTAAATTGTAATTACCTTCCCCCAAATTTGTTTGGGAAAGATCTGTAATTGCCACACCATTTAACGTATATGTTTTGGTTCCTGTTCCCCCACCAACGGTGAAAGTAATTGTACCATCAGAATCACCATCACATGTTGGATCTGTATGAGTATCGGATATGGATATTGCTGATGGTTTTGTAATTGTTTTACTTATAGTACCTATTTCATCATTACTATCTTTTATGTAAATTGTGTATGTCCCTGAATCGAGATTTGAAAATGTCGTTGATGTTTGGTAATTAGTACCGTTAATTGAATATGTATATGGTGAATCACCTCCCGTAGTTGAGGTAACCTCAATACTACCATTCCTTAAGTTGTTACATGTAATATTGGTCACATTCGCAGTTCCCGAAACGGTTACATTAGTAATTGTAATTGTGATAATTTTCTCAACAAATAAACCTCCTTGGTCTGTCGATCTAACCCTTATTGAATATGAATTTTTTGTTTCATAATCATAAATTTCATCACTTTTTAGTGATGCCCCACTTATTGAGAATGAACTGTTATTTGTGGATCCCGCACCATTAACTAATGTATATGTGAACGTATTATTTGCATCAGGATCTGTCGTTGATAGAGTACCTATTGTCGTTCCTGTAGCAACATTCTCATCAATTGATGAGTTACTTAACCCGATTAAAGTAGGTGTTTCATTTACATCTAAAACAGTAATCGTAAAAGTATCCGTATATGTATTATTTCCACTATCCGTGACAGTGACTTCAATTCCATATGAATTTTTAACTTCGTAATTGAATACAATATCGTTTTTAAGAACACCACTACTTGACAATGCAAACGACGCGTTGTCGTTACCACTACCCGTAAGTGAGTAAGTAAATGTTTCACCACTGTCAACATCTAAACCAGAAAAGACACCAATTGTTGTCCCTGTTGCTGTGTTTTCTTTTTGTTCGTCATTACTTAATGTTAATCCGTATGGTGTTTCATTTAAGTCGATAATGTCAACCTCAATTTCTCTTGTATTATATAAACCACCATCATCAGTTGCTTTAACATATAATGTGTATAAACTTTTTACCTCGTGATTAAAAACTTGTGCATTAGATAAAACCTCATTAGTTAACGTAAATGAATTATTGTCGGGGTAATTCGCACTATCTGTAAATTCCCACGTAATGGTTCCACCCTCGGTATCGTCAGCAACTAAACTACCAATAGTAGTTCCTGTTACAGTATTCTCTGTTTGACTAAAATTTGGTAATCTAATCCTTGGTGATGTATTTGTTGTTACGTCTACATCAAAGTCACAATTAATTGTTGGTGACGGAGATGGACTCGGTGTAGGGGTTGGTAATGCCGTCGGTCTCGGAGTTGCACTAAACGTCGGTGAAGGACTTGGGCTCGGTGATGGACTCGGTGACGGAGACGGACTTGGGCTCGGTGATGGGGATGGACTTGGGCTTGGTGTAGGTGATGGACTCGGTGTGGGAGTTGGAGTTGCAATATCAATGTCAACATCGAAATCACAATTTGGTGTTGGAGTTGGTGACGGACTTGGGCTCGGTGACGGAGACGGACTCGGTGACGGAGACGGTGTAGGTGTAGGGTTAGGGGTTGAACTTGGGCTCGGTGATGGACTCGGACTTGGTGATGGGGATGGTGTAGGACTTGGACTTGCGGTTGGTGTAGGAGTTGAAGTTGGTAGAGCGGTTGGGAGTAATAGAGTATCCTCAATTAAACACGAGTCGTTATATAGTAATACCGAAACTACGTTATCTGGTAATTCTACCTGTACACCAGGTGAGTTAACTAAATCGTTATATGTAACACCAGTTGCAGGTAATGAAGTACTAACTCTTGTGGCAATATTTGACGGACCTATTTGGTCATAATATATCGTATAGAGACTATGTGATGTCCCCGAATTAATTAATATGTTGAATATTCTTGCCATTATTAAAATATATACTTTTTATATCGTTTTATGTACTCATTATTTTTAACAACCCGTAATGTTGTAACCTAAATTATTCATCGCACTTACAATTAAATCCAAATAATATTGTGGTGTACTTCCTGCAACCGTATCTTGAACACAACTAACTTCAGATTTATCACTTAATCCTGCAGTTCCATTGTAATAACCTGTTCCGTTAAACAACGCATCCATAAACGCTTGGTACTGTGGGTATGATTCATTTCCACTACCATTTAAGGTATCCACTTGGAATATTATTCCTCTATGTGATGTTGGTGTGGTAGCGTTATCTAAATTAGTTCTTAAAAGTGCTATATCATTATTACCTGCTGTACTACCATTTGTCCAACCACTAACCGTTGGTGATTCTGCCTCATACGCACCATTACTTTCATCTGCGAATGCTAAATTCACCACATTATATGTTGGGTTGGATGGTTGAGTGGAAATCCAATTGATTGCTCTTTCATCATTTTTATTCGTTATTGTGACTCTTGAATTATATAAGTTAACATCATTATTGTAGAATGGTAATAAACAATTCTGTAAAAGACTATTCCTCATTGTTGTCAATGGACTTAAGGTTGAATTCATCGAACCTGAACTATCAAAGAATATGTTTATCTCTGTTTCAGTATTAACTACAATTGTTGGGGTTGGAGTTGGTGTGGGAGTTGTAGTTGGTTGTGGTTCAACTTCGTTCGCCGATCCATCAAAACTACAATCACACAGAATATGTACATTAATTAATTTATTTAATACACTATTCCATTCTGTTACAATGACAATCGGATCATTATCCGAATCAATATATCTAATACCTGTATCAAATAGTTTATTAGTTGATGTAGGTGTTAAAGTTCCATCTTTATGGTCAAAACTATTAACTTGAACACCAACAGGTGATACATATTCTCCAATACAACTTATATCATTACTATCTGTATATGATTTCACGTAAACCACACAATTATTATTATCGTACCACCACTCTTTACCTGTCTTAGAAACTCCTTGTGTTTCCGTACAGTAACCACCAAGGTCATTTATTGTTGGACCACTTTTCGATATATCAGTTATGACATATAAATTTTCAGGTATTTCCGTAGTACATTCTGTTGGACAATCTATTGGATAGTCACCAGTAGTAATATCCACATCGAAATCACAATTAATTGTTGGTGTTGGAGATGGGGATGGACTCGGACTTGGTGAAGGACTTGGGCTCGGGCTTGGTGACGGAGACGGACTCGGGCTTGGTGTAGGTGTAGGACTCGCACTTGGTCTTGGAGTCGCACTAAACGTCGGAGACGGAGATGGACTCGGTGATGGTGTAGGACTCGCACTTGGTTCTGGTGTCGAACTTGGACTTGGTGTTGGGGTTGGTGTAGCGATATCTATATCCACATCGAAATCACAGTTCGGAGTTGCCGATGGACTCGGTGATGGAGAAGGACTTGGTGTAGGACTCGCAGTTGGTTGTGGTGTTGGTACTGGTGTTGCACTTGGGCTTGGTGATGGACTTGGTGATGGTGTAGGACTCGCACTTGGAGGTGGAGTTAAACTTGGGCTTGGTGTAGGTGTAGGGGTCGCAATGTCTATATCAACGTCAAAGTCACAATTCGGAGTTGCCGATGGACTCGGTGACGGACTTGGTGATGGTGATGGACTTGGGCTTGGTGTTGGGGTTGGTAATGCCGTCGGTCTTGGAGTCGCACTAAATGTCGGAGACGGAGATGGACTCGGTGATGGAGTTGGACTTGCACTTGGTTCTGGTGTCGAACTTGGACTTGGTGTTGGAGTTGGAGTTGCAATATCAATATCAACGTCAAAGTCACAATTTGGTGTTGCTGATGGACTTGGGCTCGGACTTGGTGATGGTGTAGGACTTGCCGTCACACTTGGTGAAGGGGATGGGGAAGGAGTCGGTGATGATGTAGGTTGTGGTGTTGAACTTGGACTCGGTGTAGGAGTTGGTGTTGCAATATCTATATCCACATCAAAGTCACAGTTTGGTGTTGGGGATGGTGATGGTGTAGGACTCGCACTTGGAGGTGGAGTTAAACTCGGACTTGGTGATGGTGTAGGACTTGCCGTCACACTTGGTGATGGACTTGGGCTCGGTGAAGGGGATGGAGTTGGACTCGCACTTGGTTCTGGTGTAGGGGTTGCAATATTAACATCAACATCGAAATCACAATTAATTGTTGGTGTAGGAGATGGGGATGGACTCGGTGAAGGAGTTGGAAATTGTGTAGCATCAGGTGTTGCCGGTGGTGTCGCTGTTGGGTCAGGTGTCGGTGCTGGTGTTGCCGAAGGTGATGGGGTTGGAGTTGGTGTTGCAATATCAATGTCAACATCGAAATCACAGTTTGGTGTGGGTGTAGGACTCGCTGTTGTACTCGGTGATGGTGACGGAGATGGGGATGGACTCGGTGATGGTGTAGGTGTAGGGTCAGGTGTTGCCGACAAACTTGGTGACGGAGATGGGCTTGGTGTAGGACTCGCACTTGGTTCTGGTGTAGGAGTCGCAATATTAATATCAATGTCGAAATCACAGTTCGGAGTTGCCGATGGACTTGGACTTGGAGTAGGAGTCGAACTTGGACTTGGCGATGGTGATGGGTTAGGAGTTGCCGATAAACTTGGTGAAGGACTTGGGCTCGGTGTAGGACTCGCACTTGGTTCTGGTGTAGGAGTCGCAATATTAATATCAATGTCGAAATCACAATTTGCAGTTGGTGATGGACTCGGTGATGGACTCGGTGATGGAGACGGACTTGGAGTAGGAGTCGGTGTTGCAATATCTATATCCACATCGAAATCACAATTCGCGGTTACTGATGGGGTTGGACTTGGGCTCGGTGAAGGGGATGGAGTTGGACTCGCACTTGGTTCTGGTGTAGGAGTCGCAATATTAATATCAATGTCGAAATCACAATTTGCAGTTACTGATGGTGTTGGACTTGGTGATGGTGTAGGAGTTGGTGTTGCAATATCTATATCCACATCGAAATCACAGTTCGCGGTTACCGATGGTGTTGGAGTTGGTGACGGAGATGGGCTTGGTGTAGGACTCGCACTTGGTTCTGGTGTAGGAGTCGCAATATTAACATCAACGTCAAAGTCACAATTTGCAGTTGGTGATGGACTCGGTGATGGTGTAGGACTTGCCGTCACACTTGGTGATGGACTTGGGCTCGGTTCAGGGGTACTACTCGGTGCTGGTGTTGCACTCGGATTAGGAGTTACAGTTGGGTTAGGAGTACTACTTGGTTCTGGTGTTGAACTTGGTAATGGTGTTGAACTTAGTGATGGTGTAGGTGTTGGTTCAGGGGTACTGCTTGGTGCTGGTGTTGCACTCGGATTAGGGGTACTGCTTGGTTGTGGTGTTGAACTCGGATTAGGGGTACTGCTTGGTGCTGGTGATGCAGTTGGGTTAGGTGTACTACTTGGTTCTGGTGTTGAACTCGGTAGTGGAGTTGCAGTTTGTTGTGGTGTTTCGGTTGGGAGTAATGTAGGGTTGGGGGTACTGCTTGGTGCTGGTGATACAGTTGGAAGTGGTGTTGGGTTAGGTGTCACAGTTGGGACTGGTGTTGGTAACAAAAGACAGTCAATGTCGTATATTGGTCGATTTAAGTCCTCAATAGATGGTATTACCGCACAATCCAATTGGTCTTGGAAGTATTGTTGTGCACTTAATGATAAGTCTTCAAATGTGTTCTGTGGGTAATGAATTAAAATACAATCTTCATCATCTCCATTATATAATATGACTTGTGGGTATTGTACGTTAGAATCTTGTGTAACTGTTAAATGATAAAACAATTCACGTTCACAATAATCCAAATCTAAACTTGTAATCTCAATAGGAAACCCTAATTCATTTATAAGGTAGTCACCCTTTATAAAGTAATCCTTATCGTAAGTACAACATGGGTCAACACCTTGTTCTAATGGTCTTACAAATAAATCTTCGGGATACTTTTCAGTGAATTCCCATTGACCACTTACTTTAGTTAATACTCTTACCTTTGTGTTCGGTAAAATTTTAAAACGTTCATTAATGACGTTCATTTTAATTGTACCTAAACAATCAATATTATCTACGGTAACCTCCGCGTAGTTCTGACCGAAGGAAAATCCGTTTAATACAGAGTCTCTAAAATCTTCGGAACTAAATGGACATGTCAGGTATTCACCCGAAAGTAATCTATCACCATCTCTAACATCTTGTGCCTTTGTTTGTATGATATCACCATTGTTGATCAACGTCTGTATATCCTGCCACTTGGTTGATGATGTTATATTTACTGAATTATTTGTTATTTCTAAAACATAACTATCTTGTTTTATTCCGTAATCAAACGTTGGACGATATTGTACTTTAGGTTGTATAGTATACCCTATGTAGTTGTCACAATATGTTAAACCACTCTGTACCTCTATTGGAAGGTCACCATTATCAGGATTTTCACCAGGTAAATAAGATTCTACCGAATATTCAATGTAATGACTTTTTGGTTCTGTTATATCTTCATTAATCGGATCCCACTCTAATTTTTGTTGTAGACCTTCTATTCTTACTTTTTGATCACAATTCGCAGCATCTGTAATTGATATATCAATAATATCGTGTTCTCTAACGTCATTTACAACAAACGTACAACCCGATACATGATTAACAGTATATGATGGTGGTTCTGAAATACCCTCATTATAATCACCAAGACAATTAATGAATATATTGACGGGCCAATCCGTATTATATGGTGGACATTCTGTACATGGGTCTCCATCGTCAACAGTATCCTCATTTCCGAATGTTATACCAGAAACCTCAAAATAAACATCTGAAACCAACACACACTCATCAGGGTCTTCAGGTAGTGTGTACATTGTACCATCACCATAAACCTTAACTTTAGGATCACACTTAGTGGTACCTGTTAAGTAAACCGAATCGAAATAAAAATCAAACGTACTCGGATCTAAACAATCAAAATCAACAGGTGTATATGTCACATAAGGTGATCCCGTTGCACTATATAATTGTAAGTTATAAACGTAGGGTACAATTGCAATTTTTTGAATACCATCCGTATCTGTAAAAATCCTATAATCTAACAGAGGTGCAAATTCGTAGTCATACGTTTCGGTCGATTTTGAAACACCATTAACATCATTAGTTGTATCACTAAGTTCGTTTGTGAATGATGTAGATATTGATGTGTTACCACTTACTTTAAATTCTTCCCACCCCGCATGATTGTTTATTATACCACCAATACCATCGTATTTAGTTCTTTTGTAATATGTCTTATTGATTTGATTATCAATGATGTCTTTTATTTCATCAATCCAAAGACATTCTAAAATTTCTAATTGAGGTTCTAAATAACATTTGAAATCACATAATAGGGGTAAGTGTACCGTTTTATCAAATTTAGTACCACCACTCGTTATGGATTCTTGAGATAACGTCGTTATTCCTGAAAATTCAAGAAACTCAACTGTTTGTGCACAATTATTATTATCAAAGTAGACATTTTCAATGTCAGTACATTCTGATGTTATTTCATATGGATCAAATAAACCCGCATGATTGTGGTTAGTAATAATTTGGTCACATGTTGACCCCGAAACTGTTTGTGTTTCACCACTAATAACAATATCAGTATCTCCAGTAAATGTTAAACCGTTAAAATCTATGTGAAGTGTATATGTTACACCACTAACAACCGTTAGTCCTCTAAAATTATCATGGTCACCTAAAATTGTCTCTAAATCTTCCTCAATTACATCTTCAAAATCAGGAAATAGGTTTTGTGTGAATTCGTTAGGTAAACATGGTTTTTCATATTCAAATTTAGATCTACCAATTCTACCGTTTTCAATAATATTACCACCAGTCCACAGTGTTGTGGCCGGAACAAATTGTTCAATTACTTGTGTCCAATAAGGACTCATTCGGTTTATAAATTCACTAACCGTTGGTAAACTATATGGGTTAGTTACTTTTGATAGGTAACCTTCATATATGTCCTCTAACTGTATATAATTCTTTTTATACCGAATTATATGTGTGTTACGTATTTGTTCGTTTAAAACGTGTTCTGTGTACTCAGCAAAGGTGAAACCTGTCTGTGGATCTAACGATGCACGACCAAAGGTAACTTTTAGTTCTCTACTTTGTCTATATATGTCATTGTCAATACCTTGTGATGATGAAAGATATATTTGAATATTTTTTCTATTAAGTGTTCTTGAATCTTCATCTTCTAAAACCTCAGTCTTATCGTTATCAACCTCGTTGTGTAATTCATAACCATAATCTAACCCCGAAAACTGTCTATATAAGTCAAAATAGTCCTCACCATAGGTGAAATCTTTATTTTTTGTTTTTATAACTTTAGGATTAGAAGTTAAATCAGATCTGTCCGAATCTAATTCGGTTGATGATCTGTGTTCTAATGTGATTTCATACCAACCAGCACCTTTTTGGAAAAAAGTATCTTGATTTTCACTTTCAATACCCTTTATATCACCATATTGTGCTCTATCCGCCCTAAGGTTAACTGGATATTCTTCATCATTGTAAAGTGTGGACCCCGTTGTAGTTACACTGTTGTAACTAAAACCCGTTGTTGATAGTGAAGCCACTTTAAATGTTTTATCCCCTTGAATAAGGTCATAAACATCACTGTCAATATCACTCGTAGTCTTTTTTACATTATCGTAACGGTAAACATATTCGTTAATATTAATTAGTGGTTCAGGTGCCCCAATGAATCTTAGAAAGAATTCAATTGCCTTTCTCGTACCTTTTGATTTATAAATGTGTGCAAGATTGACAAGTAGTCGTCTATAAAACTCGGTCTCCGCTTCCACCATATTCATACCAACACCAATACCATCGTACTGACTCTCAACTCTTGTATAAAGTGAGTCTTGTAAATTCTTTTCGTCGAATAAATTAAGTGTATCTAAACCAAGTGTGTTAGATAAATTCTTTAGAAGTACATCAGGTAAGTTGTTAATACGATCGTAACTCACATTTCTCATGTAAGCTATATTATCAATAAACTTTTTAACCTTATCAAAACTATGCCCAAGTAATTGAGTTGCTGAGTCCATTCTTCTGTCCTCAGTATCGAATTCATATAAAGATGCGGTTGTTAAAAATCTTGAAACTACATTTGATTTATAATTATCAATTCGTTCACCGAGTGTACTTAACTCTTCAACATAACTTATGTACGCACTCCCCGATATCTTTAAATTCCATTTATCTCTATATAGTGGCCACGAGACTTGATTAGTTTTTAACTCTGTTTTTGAACCATCTAAACTATCTTCAGGTGCCCTAAACTTTGCTGTATATTTTACTTTTGATTCACGATTTAATAGTATCGACTCTAAATCATCTAATCCCTCAAAAAATTCCTCAACAACATTATTGTTAGGTCTAATTAAGAAACTTTCACCATACGTTGTCAACCCACCAAAAGGATCACCTTTTACTGTTAAACTAATTAAACCGTCAATATTAACCTCAGTATAACTTATAATCCCATATGAAATAGAATCAATTTCTAAATTGTACCTTTTAAAAGAATCATAAAAACTCTTTATAATGTTTTCAGTTTCAGGTATTGTATTACTCTTTGGTTTTTCAAGAATAATATCTAACGGATTGAATACTTTACTTTTTTCAATCTGAAATGAAGTGACGTTAGTCTTTTTATTATAAACTGAATTTAGTGCTGTGAATACTGTGGACGCAACAGGTGTCTCTTTATCAACATAGAACCCCGCAGGGAACTTACCTATAATTCTTGATACCGATACCTGTAATCTTTGTTTTAGTGAACCAAATAAAGATTTACCCCCATCCTCCTTAGAGTTTCTAAAACTTACTTTTTCTTTTCTTCTTTCGGTTGTGGTTGTGGAAACATTATTTTCAATCGGTTCCTCTTCTTTAATATCTTCAAATGTTAGATACTCGGAAAATGGTTTTGATTGAAATGACTTTCTATCTCTTTGAGGTATGTTTTTATCCAATGCAAAGTTCGCAGAGGTCAGCTGACTTGTACCATCGGTAATTTGTTTACCGACCAAGTTGTCATTAAAGGTTTCCCTTCCACTCGCCGCTTGACTTGGAACTTTTCTTTTCGCCATTATTCTTGGATATCATCAAAATTTTTAGTGTCATCAATTTCATCTCTCTCTTCTCTGATTTCATATAATGTCTCATTGAACTCATCTTTAATTTCAAATAAGTTAAACTGTTTGTATATGTTGTCAGATTTGTCATAGATGGTATATATACCATCAGAAACTGATTTAGACTGATTACCGTAAAGTGCGTATGCTAACGTAGTGTCATCATGTTCTACCATATCAACTTCAATTGTTGTTGGGTTGAAGAATGTATTTGTTAAAATAATATTCTGTGATGGTTCACCTATAAATGGGACCGTATTTGGTCTATTTGTTGGTGCTGATGATGGTGTCACCGTTAGATACAAAAGATTCGTAGTCGAGTCAGTATATTGATATCTAATAGCCTTCTGTGATGTACTTGTTAAATTTGATACAATTGGTGTACAGTAGAATGAAGATGTAACTACCCTATAAAAATTAGGTATTTTTGTTCCGTCGTCATTTAAATATTCTATTCTGTACCCCGTCAATCCTTGAGGTGTGAATTTATTTCTGTCCCCTGATGGAACATTACTAATATCTACGATAATCCCTCTCACCGATGGTAAGGACGCTAAAATCCCACAGTCAGTAATACTTGTTCTAATTTGTTTAGGTCTTATATGTAACGTGTACACACCCAACTCATCGAAATCAGACGAACTTAGTTTAAGATTATATAAACCACCCAATATTTCTGTATCAGGTGCGTTAGGGCTGTCCGTAGTATCTGAATTATGATATACAGGTGTTAGGACATCCTCCGAATTTAATTTTTTAAATTGCACAGGTGCCGTAGAGGTCCTCCCCGATACATAGTGAAAGAAAATTTCCACATCGGATGGTGATACATCTGCCGGTCTAATTGTGCCATAACTACCTACTGCCATATTCTTTTAATTAATAAATATAATTCTATTGTTTTTTTACATTAAAAAACCCATTTCCATAAACAGATAATTCTCCAACGTTGTCTAATTCACCTAACCTTAGATTCATTTCCAACACCCCTTGCTTTCCACGTTCAACAAACACGTCCGAATAAATGGATGGTTCATCAATAAATCCGATGAAATGTTCGTTCCTCGTTAACATTTTATTAAACACTTCTTCCTGTTGGAAAGAAGTCGTTGTTCCTGTTATTGTTGTGTGACCGTCGTCATAATCTCTATATGTAAGGTTGTCAATAGTATAACCCGAATACGTTAGTCCAACACTGTCAGTCCCCGTCACCACACCGTTATAGGTGTTTTGTCCATATTTTTTTAATTCAGACATCCTACTTCTACCTATACCGGCAAAATATAATGTCGCATCTGAATCATTATCAGTTATATCAAGATCATTGATATAATTTTGTGTTGCTGTTATCGATGTGTAAGGAATTGTGAATGGACCAAAATTTCCATTTGGGTTACTCACCGAAATATTTTTAGGTACTGTAATTTTTTTTGTTGTTTTTTTGTTTGCCCACACATTATTTAATGAGATTGATACATTATACGTTCCATTAGAACCATATGTGTGTTGTAGAAATGAGAGGTTATTACCCGTACCGACACTAATTGTGTTAGTATTACCGTCACCCCAATCAACATCGAAAGTTTCATTTACTATTATCTTTAGACTGTCTCGATCAACAGAATTATACAACCTAACAGTATTTCCACCTGTTATTGTATAATTAAAATTACATAATAACTCTGTTTGTTGTATATCACCATCAAAACCAACCATTCCACCCATCTCATCCGCAGTAGACTCTAAATAAACTGGTAGGTCGTAGGTATCATACGCCTCTTCTCTTGTTATTGTACTCCATGACGTTCCTCCCCATCTATAATATCCTTCACTAAGACTTCCCGAATTGTAAACAACATCGTTTACTTCAGGACCAATATAAACACCATTAGATCCTGACCATGGAATAATATTATCGTTCGGGTCATACCATGTTTGGTCGGTTAACGACGTTAACGAACCAGTTTCTATTGATTTTAATCTTAATGTATATCTATTATTTTCCATAATTACGGTGTTGTGTCTTTCATTTCATAAAAATTAATTGGTGATGCAGACGTACCAATTCTATTTCCTGCGGTGTTTGTAACAGGATCATATTCAGATATGGTGTAGTTGTATGATGGTGCATTGGTTTTATCCATACTAACTATGTAATAAAAATCCTCACCTTGTGTAGGTACTGATAAATCACTTAATGGGTTATTAGTGAATTGTGATCGTTCACCGTTATACGCATTGTAAAACTTAGCGGTCATAAAAAATGTACCACCGATTAAAAGTGTCTCTTCAAGTACCGTATCATCCTCAAACCAAAACAGATACATATTTTCTTTATTCTTAAATGGTGAACCCATAAACACAGGTATTTTTAACTCTTGACCTGAATCTAATTTAACTTCTTCACCAATCATTGGATTTAACATTTTAGAGAAAACCAATCTTCTATTTTGTCTATTAGGTTTAACATTGTCAGGTGTTTTATAAAATTCTAATTTGAAAAAACTATTCTTTAAGGTTGTCACATTTATATCAGTCTGTTCAATACCCACAGTAAAGTAGTCTAACCCAACGTTATATGAGTTATTCTTTTTAAAGTAGAAATAAAACCATATATCACTCTGTTGAATACCATTAGAGGTGTATGGTTTATGAATATACCTACACGTTTCATAATTCTCCACAGGATTAATTATATCCTCTAAAACCTCTCTTTCATACGTTTGAAATGATTCATCCCAACCAGCGTCAGTCCTAAAGTTTTGATTAGTTCCTATTACTATTTTTTTATCTCCGTTTACGTTTCTTAATTTCATTTAACAGTTTTCATCATCGTTCGTGAAACTTTTGATCCCAACACCTTTATTAAGGAATCTTTCTTCATTTCTAAACAAAAAGTTTATGTCACTTTGGACGTAGTGTTGACCATTAGTAAATGGGTGATTTGTACCAAAATTATCAGGATCAACATATCCATGATCATATAAATCTCTCCATTTCCATACACCATTTAATTCGTCGTATATAACGTTTTCAGGTAAATTATGTATGTTATTTGTATTTGCGGTTTCCACGTAAGGGGATAATTCCCGTAATTTTATTCTATTATGTGGTTGATATATTAACCCACTTGGGTTTGTTTGTGATACACCACCAAACCTTGCAGTGTTTAGTTGTCCATGGTTAAAAATGGTGTAATCGTTAGTAAGTTTATGAAACCCTTCACTTAATATCGTTTCTTTAAAATCTTGTTCGTTATATTCAACAAACGCACCGTCCAACACAGTCCCTAATGGTAATTCATCACCTCTTTTAAAAGTAAGCCCATTAATGTTCTGTGTGGTAAATGGTAAATTAGTGTCAGATCCTGAAAAATTATAATCGTATTGTTCATCTACCCACGTATTATGAAAATTAAACTTCCACCCGTTTCTTGGTGGATATTCAAAATACCCATTTTTATTTCTGAATGTGGTCGTTAGGTATACATTCGTTGGTGTGTACCCTAAATTATTTTTCAAGCCCTTTATATCGATTGCATTTTTGAAATGGTATAGTACCGATTCAGGTCTATTTTGTTCAATATATACATCATTTCTACCGTCAGCAGTTTCAAATTGTAATTTTCTTTCAATTTCAAAAATTGGTGTTTCAAATCCCGCATTATCAATAATACAATCATCTACGGTAGTAATTGTTTTATGTTTGTGTACATAGTATTTTGAAGTGGTTTGTGAAACATTGGTTCTATCCAAACATCGTTGTCCGAAAACAACACCTATTGAATCCATAATACTTATTTGACTTGTGGAAAATTCTGATTTTGATATGTTTATGATATATAATTCAGATTCATAATTATTATCACCCACAGATGAGACATTAAATACTCTGTCCTCTACATTTGCAGATGTTAATGTATTACCCGAAAGAATAATATACTCACCCAAAGACATATTATGTTTTATAGGACTTGTTAGTTGGTATGATGTGTCGTAAACATCAACTCTAAAAGGAACCCCCGATTCTGCGGTAAAGTCATAGGTGGTTGCACCTGATAACGTATACCTCATCGGATGAGAACTGTCATGGTCATAGACATAACTTATATGAAAATTCCAATTCCATGATGCTGAATCTAAAACAGTTATTGTAGAATGATCTGTGGGTCCTTCTAATGATATTGTTTGATTGAAATCACCAATATTCGTAGAGGATGGTGGTTGAATCATATTAGACACTTCTCTAACAGTATCTCTTCTTATGAAAGCTAATTCATCATACGGTAGATATCCTTCCCAATTTGAATCTAATCCATCACCCAAATCATAAAGTCTATTTTTTAATGGATCATATGTTGTGGTCCCCGAATAAAGATTACGAAATATCATTTTAGTTTTACCAAATATTTTATACTTGGTACTTTCATTCCTTTCCTTTTTATATAGTTCCGCAATGTCAAGGATTATAGTTCTATCACCCTCGCGTAATAATTCCTCATCTCTTTCAAGACCAATCTTTAAATTTAAATCTTCTACGTCTGACCCACTATATCTTTTTGTTGGGTGTACAATTTTCTTTTTTATCATAATGGTCCGAATTTTTGTACAAACTTATTCCAAGCCGTTTTTCCTGTTCTTAAACCGAAGTAAAAGAAAAAGGGACCACCTATTGGTATTTCTGTTTCATTATAATTATCATTGTCACAATCCCTTAATGGTGGAAGAATAGCACCATTATAATAGTGTTCATTTATTTCGTCTGTTGGGTCTCCACCCGCATTTACAAGTGGTGCTGGTGTAGGTTCCATTAATGTGGGGGATGTCCACCCTCCTTGATATTTTGTTGAGTGAATTGTAGCTCGAACCCAATCTTGAGATTCAGATAAACCTGTATCTGAACCAAACCCATCACCTTGTTTGTTCCATTTATAGTATGGAATATCTTGAGCCGTTTCTGTCAGGTTACCCGCTTCATTAATACACAATCTCATTAATGTACCATCTTTTTCTATTATTGCAGTATCTTCATCATCTTCAGAAAATCTAAAATCAACACCAACCGGTCCCTTCCCATCAAAAACAAATGCCCCACCTGGTGGGTAGTACGGACTTTCTATATCTTCATCTTCATAACCAAATATCCCCATTTGTGAATTGAAATTTAAAAGTTGGGCAACGTCACCATCTAATTTACCACCACCCCTTTTATCGAATAAATCCTTTGCTTGTAACTTACCCCTTTCTTTGATCTCTTTGGATTGTATAACATACTCCATTAAATCACCAATGTCTTGGTATGAAGTAGCACCAATACTTTTAGAAACGGAACAATTAACATCTAATTCAGGATCCACACATATTTCTTTTATATACATATTTCTTGGACCTAAATCCATTATTGTTGTTGGAAAATTAATCTCAAGGTCACGAGTTGAAGTTCTATTACCAATAAAATTACCGTTATCATATGGTGTTGAACGGTAATAGTAGTGAGCACCATTTTCATCTGTTTTTCTGAATATTAAATCCTTACAGAATTTTGCTGAAGTACCTCCTCTTCGTCTTCTGAACTGGAAAAAATAAAGTGACCCGTTCAACCAACTATTTGAAAATGTGTAAGACGTAATTCCCGCACACATTAGTTTACCTAATAACTTTCTTTGTGAATAATCCCTTATTAAATTGGCATTCTTACCCGCATCACCAACTATCGTGTAATTACCATCTCTAAACTCACTATATCCTGATGCCGTACCTACACCATGATATTTAATCGCGCACCTTCTACCTCTCGAACTACTCACACTACTGTTCTCAGGAACATATGCCGATACCGTTACATTGATGTTAGTGGGGTTACGATCTGCACAGTCAGGGTCTCCAGCATCTTCAAATATATCAGAAGGGTATGGAGATAGAAAACTATCTGGATTTGGTATAAATGTCGAATAACTCGCTGTTCCCCCCCAATAACCTAAATTCATACCACCAAATGACCCGCCATCATATATTACATCATACTTATCACATCCACCCTCAGCCTCCGTAATAGGATTAGTTGTCTCCGTTAATTCAGACACAAGATACACAGTATCGATTGTGACTTGGTTCGAATTGGCTAATGCCGTACCCGCGAGGGTCTCAGGATATGGTGCACCACTATATCCGTTTGCAAATAGAACGGTTTCATATAAATCACTCATAATCCCACCAAGGTTAGGTGATGTGAAGTCTACATCTTCAGCATAGTCAGACCCAAACCCCACAAAATAGTATGCATACTCCGCAGGTGATATAATTATAGTATTACCGTCTGAATCAATACCCGTAACCTCTGGAACAGTAATAAATCTTATTATATAGTTTTTTTCTTGTTGGTTACCACCACTAAATGAAATATAAAGACTTTCATCTGGATCACCAAGAGTTTGGTTAACATCGAAACCGTGAGTACCCGTAACGTTGGTTTGGATAATGGTTGCCCCTGAAAGTAGTGCATAATCTTCTTCATCACCAGATCCAACAACAACATAATCCTGTGTGACACCACCAGTAGTATTACTATTAATTTCACCATCGGTATTGTTACATTCATAACAGTCAGGATAGTTAACAAGTCCAAGAGATCGTATGGTGGATTTTTGGATATTTCGTGCAAATTTTGCAACTTTTTTAGATGCCTTTTTTATTGGACGAAAGTTTATTGCTTCTGAAACATCAAAAACAAGTTCAATGACACTATCAATAACAAATTGTGTTATTAATAAATAAGTTTTTTCAAACCAATTAAGAATTATTATTATTAAAAATTTAAATTTAAAATTACTTACAGCATCATTAATTGGGAAGTATTGATTATTATTTGGACAATCTTCTTCGATTGATGGTTGTATTTCTTTAATACCAATAAATGACTCATTTTTATCCCTTACTAAAAAATTAAAGGCTCTTTCCCACCATCCTGTATTATTATATTGATTAATAAATAAAGAGGGTGTATATACTCTATTATATCTAAATGAATAGAAGTAATCATTTGCATATCTTTCATCATTACCTTCACCACTTATATCGTCAATTGCGTCATTGTGGTAGTCGTCAATGTCCGTTGAAAATGCATATGATTTAGGGTCGGGGTTAGGACCTGATTGATACTCTTTGATCTGAGGTACTAAATATTTACCACGGTATTGTTTCTTTGCTCCATTATCATTCTGAAGAGAAAATCTAAATCTATAAGTTCCTCTTGTTGCAATACCTTTATTTCTATCTTTTGTTGTTACCGTTTCACCAAATTCGTTAGTTATTACGTATCTCATGTTCATTGGAACTCTGAAAAAGAAATTACCGTCGTCATCAATCTCAGTATCTAACCCAACTGCTTCAAGTTTAGGTCTTCGATAGTTTATAGATCCATCTCCGTTTAATTCGTATTCACCATCAAATCGTATTGCCTCAACATCACCCTTACCAGTCGTTAATGCACATTTTTCACCCATTTGATTGTCTACGTTACATCTAACTCTTACTGATTCTTTACCACTATCAGTAAAAGATCCACCCATCATAATGGAATATGGTTCAATACGGATTCCTTGTTCTTTTAAATCAAAGTCAGTCCTTGTAATACCAATCTCACATAAATCTTCATTACCCCAAAAAGGATAAATTTCAATACTTTTTTCAAATGTTGTAATCTGAGGTAACCCTGAAATATTATTAGACTTCATAAACGTGTACCCATTTTCAAACTTTTGTTCGGATACACCTTCATATATAAAATCATAAGGTACAAGTGACTGACATCCCATATCTGACATATCAACATCCACATGTATTATTTGTGGTCCAACAGGTACACCCCATATCATGAAATCACCTGAATCGTTAGTCTTTACAGTATACTTATAATATTTTTCATAAACCTCTAAAACCTCTTCTCTGCCCAAGATATCTTCTTGGTCGGGGAAAGTACCCGTAGGTGTATGTCCAGTGTGTTGTTTTCTTGATGGTAGTAGATTATACCTATATCCGTCGTCATTTGTTTCGGATGTTGAAGTATATGGATACAATGCACTTATAATTGGGTCATCACTATCTTCATCACTTAACGGTATAAAGATTGACACCCTCGCATTAGCAACACCATAACCATCATTTACAGAAATACGTCCTGCAACAACACCGTAGTCTGCACAAAGCGAAGCATAAACGTCTTGTTGTGTAAATTTAAGAGAAAGGATTTCTAAAAGATCATAGTCCTGTTTTAATTCAACAGTCAATTTTTGATCTTGCCCTATCTCAGTTCGTATTCTGTGTTTTTGTACCATATAATATAAATAGATTACAACCTATTTTCCCATTATAATAATAATACAGAAAAACTTAATTAAAATGTAGTGGAAGAGAGAGTTTTTATTCTAACTTTAATATCTTTCTTAGGGAATCTAATTTGAAAGATTTGGTTATTTTTCATATAGACTGTAGAATCTGATTGTTGTATCTCCTTAGTTGCTTCACTAACATACCCTTGAGATACTTCTGCCATTGAATATTCACCTTCTGTTTTACCGAAGACTCTAAGGTCAACAACATTAACAACACCCACAACATCACCTATGGTTTTCTTTAACTCACCAACAAATAATGGATCACCCATCTTTCTACCTTCAATTGTGAAGTAGTTTGTTGCAGATTCTATTACGTCTTTTAAAACATCAGTTTGTGTTGTGTTTTTATCAATAACTAAATCAATTTCTAAACCTAAATCTATTACTTCACCACTAACAATATCCAAATAATCATTTATCATTCTATAGTTAGATAAATAATTCAAAATGTTATTTTTTAGTGTTGTTGAAACTGTGTCAGTTAAACTACCATCACTATTATATGAAAGTAATTTAATTCTGATTTTGTTATCTTCCTCCATCACATTAACCTTTGCAGGTGCTCCGTATGTTGATGGCATTGTTTCTATTAATGACTTATAATCGTTAAGTGTAACCGCTCTATTTTGTGCTGAAAAGTTATATCCAACCATATTTCTAATTTCTTCGATTGTTGGTTGATCAGCTCCACCAACAGCGGGAGTTACATTTGCAACTCTCAATGATTGTACTACTTGATTATTTACATTGGTCAACGGACCGCTTACATTAAATTCCACATTATCTACACTTGTGATGACATTAACACCTAAATTCGTGTTTTTACCACCTCCAATTCTGTATTTTATGAAAATCGTACTATTTGCTCTTGGTGTTGCACCTAACGATAAGTTATTTAAATAAGACCCAAGACCTACTTTTAACGACCCGTTATTGAACGCATCTAAGTTATCTAATGGATCTATTGTTCCTGAACCAAAAGTCACTGACATGTAACCTTCTGGTGTATATTCACTAATGAATTTATTTGTAACCCTTTTGTTGTCACCAGCAATAAAATTCTTTTTATCTGACGACGATGTTGGGTTTGGGATGAAAACTTTGTCTTCCATTAATGAATTTACCTCATACCATTTATTTGATGAGTTTGCAAATTCTGAAGAAGATGGGTTTGATGTAAAGTTTGTCCCTTCTTTATGTATAACTGATACCACACCTAAAACATTTTGTTCGGGTAAGTATAATTTTAAAAATGGTTTTTGATCTTGTGAGGTAATTACTCTTCTATATACCCTTGACACACCGTTTACTACCGCCTCACGTTTAGTTATTGTGTATGATATTAATTTATTATTACTATCAAAATTCGGTATTTTTAATCTATTTGGTTCCCCCTTATCATTAAATGGGTTTGAGAAATCCACATCTTCAATAGTTTCAAATGTTTGACCACCACCCGATACTTGAGCACCTGATCTAACAATTCCTAAGTATCTTTCATCTTCCTTATCCCCTCTTACAGGAACATTAATTGATAAGTCACATAATGATACTGATGGTCGATTACCTGGTATTCTCATACCGTATGTTTTTGCAATGTGAAATAAAGATTTTCTTTGTTGTGCGAAATCTAACATAGTCTCTTGCCAAACCCTATCAATGTGATAGTGTAGGTTATCACCAATTGCGGCATTTAAATCTAACAACACCGAAAATATCGACGCGTCGTTTGTATTCTTAACTAAATCAGGATAGTACTCTTTACTTAAATTAACAAGTTCTTCTCTTAGTCCTGCAAAATCTCTTGTTGAATATGATATTTTCTTCGCCATTTTATATATTAATTATAACAAAATCTGATGAGCTAAACGCACCATTATTAACCGTATAGTCTATTTTAACTTTTGCGGTATACGGTTTAGTTGATGAGTCTCCCAATCTGAATAACCTATCATCTGTTTCTTCATCAACAGTTGTTACTGGATCTGTATCATCTTCTGCAGATTGTACCTTTATTGAATTTATATCTAAGTTTGGTAAGTATTTCTTACAACCTTCACGTATTTCTTCTTCTATTAAATTAAAAGTGACCATATCATTTTGGTCGAATATATATTCATATATTCTTGTACCAAACTCAGGTAAATAATATCTACTACCTTTCTTAGTTAAAATAAGGTGTATAAGGTTAGCCCTCACCTCTTTTTCGGGTGTAGTGGTTAACTTTAAATAATCTCCTGTTGTACTTTCTCTAAAAGGAAAGTCAATTCCATAGGTTACTGCCATACTAATAAATATAAACATTACTAAAATGGTGTTAAATAAAAAACCCCCAATTAAGGAGGTTTTTAAAAAAATAAATAAAATATGGTTCTAAGAACCACATCCTTCACAATCAAATGGTGAATCATCGGGTCTAATATCCTGATTAGTTACCATTTTCAACTCTTTATTTTCACTTAAAAGTGAATTAGATGTTGGTATAGGGTTTTCTGTTACTTCTTTTTGTGGTTCAACCTCAGGTGTTTTCTTTTTAGATGTATTCACACCTAAACCTTTAAGTGGGTCAACCGCCGATCTTGTTCTTAAGTAATACATACCTGTTTTTAAACCTAACTTCCACCCATGTAGGTGTGCTGCCAATAGTTTTGCTTTAGTAGCATTACTAATAAAAAGATTTAGTGATTGTGACTGATCAATAAATACTGATCTATTGGCTGCCATATTCAAAAGTCTCTTTTGTGACATTTCCCATACTGTTTTAAAGACTTCTTTAATTTCTGTTGGGATTTCAGGTATATTTTGTACTGACCCATTTTCCATAATTAATTTATCTTTAATGTCGTCACCCCATAAACCAACGGACATAAGTTCATTAACCAAATGTTTATTAATAACAATAAATTCACCCCCCAATGTTCTTCTTGAATACAGGTTCGTTGTGAATGGTTCAAATGCTTCGTTATTATTAAGGATCTGTGCGGTAGATGCGGTTGGCATCGGTGCAACTAATAGGGAATTTCTAACACCAAACTTAATCACTTCTTTTCTAAGTGATGACCAGTCCCATCTACCAGATAGATCTTCATCGTTCAATCCCCACATTTGATATTGGAAGATACCTTTCTCAATTGGTGATTCACTAATTGTTTCATATGGTCCATGTTTTTCAGCAAGATCTTTAGACGATGTCATTGCCGCAAAATATAACGTCTCAAAAATATCAGTCTGAAGAGTATTCCCTTCTTCTGACTCAAAAGGTATTTTTAACATACAAAAGACATCTGCCAATCCTTGAACACCAAGACCAACAGGTCTATGACGAAAGTTAGAGTTTTTTGTTTCTTTTGTTGGATAAAAATTTAAATTAATTACATTATTTAAGTTTTTAACCACTTGATAAACATAGTCGTATAATAACTCGTGACTAAACTCACCATCAATAATATATTTTGGTAATGCAATAGATGCTAAGTTACACACAGCCTGTTCTTCAGGTGACGAATATTCAATAATCTCAGTACAAAGATTAGAAGACTTGATTGTCCCTAAGTTTTGTTGATTTGATTTATAGTTAGCCGCGTCTTTATATAACATATATGGTGTACCCGTCTCAATCTGAGCAGTCAAGATAGCATCCATTAATTTTCTTGCCTTTAAAACTCTACGACCTTTCCCCTCACTTTCATATTTTTCATACAATTCAGTAAAGTTTTTGTTATCGGGTGAATCATAAACATCGGAGAGTCCAGGTGCCTCATCAGGTGAAAATAGTGTCCAATCACCATCCTCTTGTACTCTTTGCATGAATAAATCAGGTGTCCACATTGCAAGAAATAAATCCCTTGCTCTCATCTCTTCTTTACCGTGATTTTTTCTTAGGTCAATGAATTCAAAGACATCAGCATGCCATGGTTCAAGGTACACAGCGAAAGAACCTTTTCTTTTACCACCTTGATTAATCCATCTTGCAACTTCGTTATACGTTTTCATCATAGGAAGTAAACCATCAGACTCACCACCAGTTCCTTTAATATAAGAACCCTTTGCTCTTACATCGTGAACGTGTAGTCCAATACCACCAGCCCACTTAGATATATTTGCAACGTCTTGAATAGTATCAAATAAACCGTTGATATCATCACCTTTGTTTCCAATTAGGAAACATGAGGACATTTGTGGTCTACGAGTACCCGCATTAAACAATGTTGGTGTTGCGTGAGTGTAAAAGTGTTGTGACAGATCATCATAGATTCTTAGTCCCATTTCAATATCACCATCACAAATACCCATTGCAACTCTCATATACATATATTGTGGTCTCTCAACTATACGTTCACCAATCTTAAGTAAATAAGATCTCTCCAAAGTTTTAAACCCAAAGTAGTCAAAGTCAAAATCTCTTTCCTGTACAATTGCACCATCAATAACCGCTCTATTCTTCTTAACAAAATTAAAAAGTTCATCAGATATCAAAGAAGATTCTTGTCCTGTTCTCGGTTCTATAAATGAATACAATTCCTTAATAGATTGTGAGAATTTCTTTGGTGTTGTTTTGTGTAAGTTAGTTACTGCTAAACGTCCCGCTAACTTTGCATAGTCAGGATGTGTAGTGGTCATTGACGCTGCCGTCTCAGCGGCCAACGTATCTAATTCAGTTGAAGATATACCATCATATATACCTTGTGTGACTTTCAAAGTAATATATGTTGGGTCTACATAATCTAAATTTAAATCAGAACACAGCGAGGAAATTCTTCTTGTGATCTTATCATATCTCATTTCCTCTAAGGAACCGTCTCTTTTTTTAACTTTCATATCTTATATATTTTAAAAATCCATTTCACCAAATGCAGAGTCTAAATCTTCATCTCCGTCGGTATTAACACCCGCCTTTTGATATTCAGCAACTCTCTTTTCAAAGAAATTAGTTTTTCCTTGTAATGCAATGTTTTGCATAAAATCAAATGGGTTCTCAGTATTAAACTTCTTTTCAATACCCAACGAATCTAATAATCTGTCAGTAACGAATTCTAAATATTGTTCCATCAAGTCAGCATTCATACCAATTAATCTCACAGGTAATGCCTCAAGTATAAATTCTTTCTCAATCTTTAAAGCTGATAAGATTATTTCTTCAATTCTTCCTTCAGGTAGTTTATTTTCAATGTGATTGTTATATAAGTGACATGCAAAATCACAGTGTAACCCTTCATCTCTTGAAATTAATTCATTGGAGAATGTTAGACCTGGCATTAAACCACGTTTCTTTAACCAAAATATTGAACAGAATGATCCTGAGAAGAATATACCCTCTACCGCTGCGAACGCAATAAGTCTTTCAGCAAATGAATCAGATTCAATCCATTTAAGTGCCCATTCCGCTTTCTTTTGAATTGCGGGTATAGTTTCAATTGCGTTGAACAATCTATCTTGTTCTTGAGTATCCTTAATTAAGGAGTCAATTAATAACGAATAAGTCTCCGAGTGAATATTTTCCATTGCAATTTGAAAACCATAGAAGAACTTCGCTTCGGTGTATTGTACATCATTAATAAAGTTCTCAGCGAGATTTTCATTAACGATACCATCAGACGCCGCAAAAAACGCCAATACGTGTTTTACGAAATGTCTCTCATCATCATTTAATTTATTAGTCCAATCACTTACATCTTGTTGTAAGTCAATTTCTTCAGCAGTCCAAAAACTTGCTTCTTGTTGTTTATAGTACTTCCAAATATCATTATGTGTTATTGGGAAAAGGACAAAACGTCCTGCATTTTCTTGTAAAATTTTTTCTGTCATCTTATTTTAATTTAATTATTGTTTTATTCCTTGAGATTGTTTGTACAATTGAGCCGCTCTCTCAGTATTTCTCTGAACTTTATTTTGTTCAAATCCTAACATAGTCATCTGTTCCTCAAGAACGATGTCCATCATTGCATTATCAAACTTACAGTCACTGAAGGTAATACCATCTTGACCAATTCGTGATTTAACTAAAGTCACGTTAGCGGTTTTGTTTTCTTTTTGTTCATTTGATCTTGATATAGATAAAATGATGTGTGATGATTGTGCCTTTTTAATAGAACCACCGAAATGGTCAACACCTGGTACATCCACAGTACTTGATTGTCTGTTACCTTGAGCAGCAGTCCAAACACCGATATTCATTTCATGACACATAGATTCTATAGACCTAATAATTGCACCCTCACCTTTCCACTCTTCACCATTTATTGACTTATCCGAAGTAAGACAGTCAATGTAGTCGATTAGTACTAAGTCGGGTTTTTGTCCTTGTGCAGAAACTTTTCTAATAATTCTTTTAATATCACCCGTTGTTGATGTTCCATTAGGTAATCTAACTAACTTAAGACTACCAAAACCTTCTCTACTTGTTGCCTCTTCAATCTTCTCTTGAACGTATGCCTTCTGTTCGCTCTGATGTTTAGCTTCAACACCTGACCAAACCGTAAAGTGTTTTCTTTGTATTTGTGCATTACTATCTTCAAAGAAGAACTGAATCACATTTTTACCCTGATTAACTGCAGTATTTGCAAACTTAGTTAGTATTGTTGTTTTACCTGTTCCTGTAGGTGCTAACACCATACCCAATTCACCATGTGATAATCCACCATCAAGTAAATTGTCTAAACCAGTAATACCTGTTTCCATTGGAGTCCTCATGTCGTTCTCCAACGCATCAGAAATATTATCTAATATATCCACAACAACATCATCGGAAACACCCACTTGAAGTGCTTCAGCAATCATCTCTTCAATTCTATCATACGATTGGAAATCCCCACCATGAATTAATTTATCCACATCTTTCAAAGTCTTCTTTAAACTCTGTTGTTTACAGAAATTAAGTGCCGTGTCCTTCACAAATGAAGGTGTGTGTACAGGATCTTTTAAATTTTCAATCGCATCTAACGTGTCGATGTGAATCTTACTTGTTTTAGGGTTTGCAAGTGAACTTTCGGTAATCTTTTGTCTGACTGTTTCATAGTCAGGTACTCTCGAATTGTAAGTATTAAACAACTCTTTTACATTTTGTACAATGTACTTAAAAGTAATATTGTCAAAATACTTACTGTCTAAAACTTCGAGGATTTGTTCCCCGTATTTTTTGTCTTCGATTATTGATTTTATTAATGTTTGTTGGAACTGATTACCCAACTCACCGAAATTCTTTTCTTGCATGATTATCTCAAATTTTTATATTATTATTCTACTTTGTTAAGTCATATGACATGTAATTTGTGGTCACATCATCATATGATAAGGTCTCAGATAAATCGTTTAAAATTCTTCTGAGTTTTGGTCTAATGTCTACCGAGTATCTTACCTTAGGTGGAAAGACATGTGCAGCGAATATCCTTTGAATAAATACTGCGTCATTTAACTTAAGTTCAAGTAAAAAGTACTCTTCTTCTTCAGCTTCAGATGTGTTACCAGAGTCCAAAACGGGAAAATAGTTTTGATTACTACTAAGAAAATCCAATGTTTTTTCTTTCAAATCGTTTGAAATTTCTTCACAAATATTTGATACATCCGCACTAATATCTAAAGATCTTTTTGCTTTATGATTGAAATCCTTCACATTGAAGAATCTTTGACAAATTATATTACCACTTAGTGATAATAAAAATTCTACTTTAGTTGATTCGTGATTAGTCATGATTTTTAAATTTTATAATTCTTTTATTTTTTTCTTTACGAGTTAGTCGTAAAAAAGGGTTGAGGAACTTTATCCACGCATCATCTGATTTAGGGAGAACGGTGAACATACCATCTTCCATCATCATCTTCATCGTGTTCTTGTAGGATCTTCCTTCGGGATCCAAATTTTCATGGATAAGGTCGGTGATTGTTTCTCGAGCGTCTGGCGTAAGAAACGGTTGGTCTAAACTAACGATACTTTCGTTGAGGTTAAAAAACTCCTCACCGTAAATACCATATTTGGTAACCCCTGTTAAAAGGTTTTTTATTGTTTTATTATTCTTATCTTCCTCAAATAATTGATTTGAACGTTCAATAATTTCTTTTAAAGTCACTGGTTTTGTTTTCAACTCAGGGAATAGTTTTAAAATTTTCTTTATCCCTAAATTATAGATACCTGTAATATTATCAGATCGATCACCACATACCATTTTAACGATTTTAACGTTCTGTATGTGTAGTTCTTGATGTTCGTATTGAATTATATCATCTTGACTGTAAAGTTTCCTGTGAGATGGGTTATACACCCTTGTAGTGTCAGATACTAACTGAGCCAAATCCCCATCAGAAGAATAGATAATTGTATTTTCTTTACTGTTTTGTGCGTATTCAGCAATACAATCATCCGCTTCACAAAAATCAAACTCACCTTGTCTAACATAAAGTTCTTCAAGGTATTGTTGAATTCTTCTTCTCTGTTTTGTGTAGGATTCTTTTTCCTTGTCGGAACGAATTCTTTGTCTTCGGTTTTCCTTATAACGTGAGTACATCTTTTTACGAGTAGCAGCACCATCTTCACCATCCCAAAAAACAACTATCTTATCAAGTTTATATAACTCAAACGATTTTCTTAATGTGTTGATAAAATGGTATAACCCACCGATGTGTTCTCCTTTATAGAAGTAATTTTTTACTCCATAAAATCCAATCGTAAGTAAGTTATCTCCGTCTACTAATAATACTGACATTTATGACCTGTTATAAGGTTCAACAATCTATTCTTTTTCTTCTTTTAAATCAAATTCACCCTCAATACCGAGTTTTTCTTTCCATAAAGCGGCGTGTTCTAATTTGTAAGACTCTAACGACTTTTTCTCTTCAGCTGCGTCTTTACCCGATAAGAACCCGTGTGATGTTAGTATAATTCTACCATCTTCATACCCAAGTCCATTTACATGATTTTTCATGATTGAAATCTTAGACCTTGTAGCAAATCTCACTTTTCTCTTATCTTTAACAGCTGCAATTGGGTTAGTACCCGCATTCTTCTGATTACCAAATCTAAATACAAGTGTAGAATTTAACCATATTGATTCTCCACCCTTCGCCTTAATCTTTGGTTGACTAAATGGATTGTCGGGTAGTTCCACCCATGGTTGATTTACAATAACAAGTGTGTTTGTAAATTCTGAATCAACTCTTCTTGAACCTGAAATTCTCTGATTCAAACCCATTCCGATTTTATCAGCTAACGTTGATGCGTTATGTTGTTTACCACCTTTACCATCAAAAGTCATTTTACATGGTACTGATCCAACCGAATCCCATAAGAATAGTAAATCATATTCTAATTCACCTTTCTTCTGAGCGTCAATTAATTCATTTATATAATCAGTAATTTGTTCTATATATTGGAACTCATTATTGAAAAGGAAAAATCCATCATATTCAATCTCTCCTGTCTCCTCATCAACCAACTCCTCAACTTCGAGACCCATCATTTTAGCATGTGGGAAATCCCACTTCTGTTCTGTAATAACAAAAACAGGTAATACCCCTTTTTTCTGAGCATCTACCGCTGTTTTTACAAGTGCAGTTGTTTTACCCGTATCAGAATGACCTAACATCATATTAATATGTCCCATTGCCGGTCCTGGTAAACCTGTAGCGTCTAAAAAAGCATCACCCAAATCGAAAAATCTATCAGACTTAAATTTAGCCTGTTTAGAAAATTTCGCTTTAATACTTTTAAAATCTTTTTTCTTTATTGCCATATTTGTAATATAAAAGGGTCCCCACTCTCGGGGCCGACAAATGGTCGGTTTCTTGCTCCACCAGATGTTTCCATCAAACTTTTTTTGAGGTGGGGACCCATAGGTTATTTAGTTAAAATGGTAAATCATCCGATTTGGTTTCATTACTTTGTGGATCTACAACAGGTGTTGGATTCGAAAATTCAACGGTTGTTGGTTCGTTAGTTCCTACAAACTTCTTTTGATCATTGTCCCATCTTGGTGTTTCACCCAATGCAACCAATTCCAAATACTCAATAGGTTTTTTAGAATAGACATCCTCCCACGTTTGTGTATCATTTGCCCATGCGTTTGCCTGTTCAGGATCTGTTGATAAAGGTCCAACATCTTCATACATTACAGAACTAATCGTTGTGTACTCACGACCATTAGGTGCTTTGTTTAAAGAAAGTGACAAAATTAAATCTCTACCTTCAGTTGGATGAGTAATATCACCTTTGTTCTTGAAGATTGGGAAGATTTTATCTAAAGGTCCCTCTTGTTTGTAGTTATGCTTGAACCTCCAAAATTTAGGTCCATCTTCTTCGTTATCTCTATCGATAACTTTAACGATGTAGAATTTTCTTGCGTTATAGGTTCTTGCGGTTTTTTTATCTTCCTCAATTCCTGTTGCAAGTAAACTATCTCTTACTTCGTTTAATGGTGATTTCTCACCTACTTGTGCTGGGTCATATATTTTCATCCAGTTATCATTAACTTGGAGTTCGTGGAATTTTACTTCTACAAATGGTGACCCTCCATCAGTGGCTGGTAGAATACGAAGTCTTTTTTCACCATTTCTCGTTCCTTTCGGTAAGATGGTTGTGAAGTATCTTTTTAGTCTTTCTTCACTTGAGATTCTGTTTCCGCCTGCGGATGGATTGTTGTTCTTTTGATACTGATTCAGTATCGCGTCGATTGTACTCATAATTTAAATATTTATTTGTTTATAATAAAATATACACAAAAAAAGTCCAAAGGTCAACCCCCTGGACTTTATTAATTTAAAAAATGTTGTTTTTACTTGAGTGTCAGTAAATAAGATAGTTTATTAACCTGTGCTAATATTTCGTCTTTGATGTTTAACAGATCAGTATCTTTTGGATTTATCTCCATTTGATGTAAACTACTTCTGACAGTTTTAATCATTCCGAGTAAATCAATATCAGAAAGATTTTGAATCGATATGTTCGTTTCTTCTTCTTCTAATTTAAATCTACCATATATACCCATAGCAATTTCTACGAAATTATCTATTAGATCATCTAACGCATTGTATGTTTCTCCAAATGCAAGGTGTTTAGCGTGACTCTTGGTTTGCCAATGTAGTACTTTGAGTTGTGATTGAATCTCAAGAAAAAATTTTACATTACCACTTAAGTTCATATTAATATTCGTCTTCGTCTTCTTTTTCTCCAAATGAAGCTCTCATTTCACCTGAATTTATATCGTCTAAGTCAGACTTAGTGATTACATATTCGTTTTTACCACTTTTTTTCATTTCACTTTGTTTTTGTGAAAAGAAATCACTTGGGTTTTGATTGAATGGGTAAGAATCTAAAGACCTCATTTCGAGTTTTTCTTGTGGTGTTGGTTCTTTCATTTGAGTAACCTTACTTTCAAGACTATCAATTTTATTCATTACATCATCCATTTGAGAAAGTTTAGATTCCAAATCATCCAACTTACCAAATAAATCTCCCATTTTACCTAAAACCGCATCATTATCTGATTTACTTGAATCTAAATCGTTTTTAATGTTTTGTGTCATATTAACCAAATCGGTGATGTCAATTTCTTCAGTATCAAAGTCCCCATCTGGTTCCTCAACATCAACAGGTGCATCATCAGTAGGTGCATCACCTGTAGGTAAATCATCAATAGGTGCATCATCAATAGGTGCATCATCAATAGGTGCATCACCTGTAGGTAAATCTGTAGGATCTATTTCTTCTTGTTCGTTTATAGGTTTTTTCTTATAGTTATTAATACTATTGTACCTATTTAGTTCTTCTTGTAATTGTTTTTCTAAACTCATGGTTAATCACTTAATAGTTGTCTACCGTCATCGGTAAGATATCTTTTATTAATTCTTTCAACAAGACCGTCTTTTGTACGTAGAGTATGACACACACCTGTATTCATATCACATACTTCTTGTTCTGTACCATCTTCGTTAAGATTTCTAACTTTCTTATTTGATAAGAAATTTTCAATAGCAGAACCCGCTTTTTTATTGTCCATAATTTTGTCGTTTTATTATAAATATCACAGTATTGGTAATTCTCTTAATTGAATATAAAATAAACAACATCACCCTTAGTTAATTTTAAATCCTTCATTAGTATTTGTGACATTGTTATTCCGTATTCACCTCTACTACCAAAATCAATGGCACCTTGTATATTTCTATCGAGGTACGTAGGACCTGGTCCTCGGTCAAGAACAGAGTTGTGTGGTATTTCTTTACGTAAGTTATTTTTTGGGTTATAGAAGGTTGTAATTGTTGGGGATCCAAAAAGAGGTGTACTATCTTTTAGTACATTCATATTAAAAGGTGCGGTATAAAAGTATTCTTTGTTTGTATCTCCTTTTATTTCTGACCATTTAATTTGACTTGGATTAACTGTTAACCCTTTTGCAAAATTACTTAACCCTAAATCATTATTATCTGATAAGTAAGGTTCAACTCGATCTACACGAGCCCTTAACCACCTACCATGATTTGCCGTGTAGTTACCTCGGTAATCAATTTTTTGTATTGTGGTGTCACCATCTTTTCCATTAAACGGAATACCGTATTTGTTGTAACCCACCTCATTAATTATAGTTTCCCCTTTAATTGGTGATTGGTAGTCTGTACTAAAACTACCATCTTTAGTTGTTATCGTTACGTATTCACCTTCTTTTTTAGCGTTTGTTTCATCAACTTTTTGTTTCGCAATCGCCCTTTTAAGTATTTTATCAAACAGAACTCTATATGTTGCAATAAATGAATCTTTAGGATTAGGTAATGAGTCTTTCGGCATTCTCACACCTTTAAAGGTTGTGGTCATAGAATTGTTTGCAATTGCATGTGACACTTCTACAATCCAATACGCCCCTGCAAATAGTGGTACGTTCTTGAGTTGGAAATACATTGTTGGTTGTATCATTGCATTACCCATTGCGGTTACAGTACACGTATATGACCTTGTTCTATATATGTCAAATAAATTTGTGTCAACCTGTAAAATACCTGACCCCGATTGTGATTTTGCAAGTCTCTCCATCGCCACATTAGATTCAAAGGTATTTTTAAATTGTTTTTGATCTAAACTAATTCCTTTAAACATTTGTTGGTTTTGATCTCCGAAACTTACTTCAAACGCAACCACCTTATTTGATTTGGATAAATTTGAATTATTAAAATAATCAGGATCCGTGATTAATATGGGGTTGTCTTGTGGACTTTCTAAATCAACACCATCGTCCTTATACATATACTTATCATTAATATCTGATAGATTTAAATGTTTAGATCCCCCCGATACGTATTGTAAGATTGCTTTCGGTGTTGAATATTCAGTATCTACTTCTAAGAATTTACCAAACATAACTGATGCGATGGTGTCTGAAGGTTTGACCCTTGTTCTTCTACTTTCATTTGCATAAAAGTTGATATATGCGGGTAATACCCTCATATCAATTCCCGTTTGTGCAATTAATATTCCAATTGTAGAATATAAATCAATGTTTGAGTTTTTGGTATCACCCAGTTGAATTAATTTCTTTAAGTCAATAAACAATTCATCACCAATATCTTTATTAGCCTTGTCTAAAAACATAAACTCTTCCATCAAGAGTCTTTGTCCCATCGAATTACCCGAAATCCATTTGTCGTTTAAACTTTTAATGTCGTTATACAATTCCAACTTTATTGTGGTATCTTCATTATATCCCTTAATGATACCCAAATTGTTGTTTTTGTCTTTAAGTCTTTCTAAAGATGGTAATTTTCGGTAAATCTGATTTAAAAATAAACTTTGTCTACTGTTTTGTGGTGCCACTATTGATGTGGTAAGGTATTCAATGAACGACGCCTTAGTAGTCACTCCACTCGATTTTTTATATCCTCCATATATTTGAATTAGTGGTCTGAATGCAAATACATTTTCCTCACTAAGTTCGATATTACTAATATTAAAAAAGTCTAAGTAATTTCCATCAATATCTTCACCAACATACAATTCTATATATTTTGAATTAGTACCAACTTGAGATGCATCAAAACTACCAACAGACAAATCCCTTTTATTAAAATTAACATACCCATTTAAAATGTGAGGGTTTAATTCTTTTGGGTTAGAAATTGTTAATTCTAACATGTTCTGAGTAGTAAGAATATTTTCAGTCGCTTTCTTTTGATTTTCTTCTTGTCTTAAACCGATTGTATTAATTATTGATGGTACATTAAGGACATCACCATCTTTTTTCTCAACACTAACAATTTCTTTTAATAGATCTTGAAATTTTGGATAGTGAACAGTCTCATATTTTTTATATGGTGTATGACTATCAATCACCTCACTCGAAAAATCTAAAAACGCATCTTCAAATGAAGTTAGAATATCAGGACTAAAAGTACCTATTAAATCAATAACCTTTTCGTTGTTATTTGTCATACCCATGAAATACTCCTTAGGTGTTGGTAGTGTTTTACCCGTTACAACAAATTCACTTTCTTGATTATTTACCCAATTTACTCTAAAATTAAATTGTTCAGAATCATTAAAGTCTAAATAAAGTGTTCTTTTTTTATTGGTTCCTGTTGATGGGAGTATTGTTAATCTAAGATCTGTCGATGTAAAACGACTGTTATCAACAAATGAGTTGTAATATTTACCTTTAGTAGTATCAAACGCATTAATAAATAACGTGTTAGTCCCCACCACATTATCAAATGAGGTTGGTGTTGGATCATTTACATTGTAGAATAAATACCCATTTACCACTTGGTGATAAATTGCCGAGTATCGTGGATGTATACCCACATCTGATTGTGACGACCTTGTTATACTACTTGCGAATGTTAAGTTTAAATTGTTATCAAAATATTCATCACCATCAATTGGAGTGTTTAAACCTGAAAGTATATCCACATTGTTAATGATATGTTCTTTATATCTGTGATACATTGACCCCCACTTTAATATTAAGTGATAAGGAATATAATGTGTAGACCCAATTTCTCTAAATAAAGACGACATTAAAATTTCATCTGAACCATCAAATTTAATTGTGTCTTTTAGATCTTTAAATGGTAACGAATTTAATAAAAGGTATGCGGATGACTTATACTTACCAAAAGACTCACCACCAAAAAATCCCTCATATATTGATTTGTGAAAATAAGGAGTATTTAAAATGTTTAACTTGGATTGGTCATCAATTTCAATTGTTTTATTGAACATGTTACCACCAACTTGACTTTCATTTATCCAACTACTTGGATTTATAGGACTACTTATAAAACCTTTTCCCGTATCAACCGTGAGTACACCACCAACATTTAGTTCTGTTTTTTCAAACGCACTTTTATTTAAATAACCTAAATAAGTATCAGAATTAAATGGGTATATTTTTGATCGATACTCATCACTTAAGTATTGATTTAGATTTGATTGTAATTTTTCATACTCACCATTTTTAGATGTTACCGTATCATCACCAGTATAATCTTTTAGTTGGTACGATTTTGTTGAATTATCCAACAAATAAGGTACCGTTATTTGGTTATCTTCGTGGTAAGGATATCTCTCAAAAGGTGAAAAAGATCTCATCAAATTTAAATGAGCTTCTCTACTCGTAATTTGACTGTCTTTTAATATATCAATTAAGAAGTAATCCTCACCTGTTAAATTTTGTATAGTTTCAAATTCTCGTTTACCGAGTTCATTTAAGGTTGGTCCATTAAATGTATCATATAAAGTAATTAATTGTGACCTTTCGTATATTTCATATAAAAAAGAATCTAAATTTTTATCACTGTAAACACTACCTGGTAGTAAATCAAGTGTAGAAACTTTATTTGTACTCTTTTCTTCATTATTACTATCACCAAATTCAAATCTAATTGAACTCGTATTTGGTTCATTACCACCTTGATTATCTGTTCTTTGTGTTGATACCGCAGAATACTCTTCTACAAATTGTACTTCAGGCCATAACGTCATGTCGTCTGATCGTAACTTTTGTATTAAATCAGATTCAGCTGGATATGCAAGAACTTTAGTTGTTCCTGTACTTTGTTTTTTAATCTCAGGCCATGGATATATTGCTTCACCCACACTTTCATTAGTAAAACCTTTGATTATGTTTTTTCTTTCTTCAGAAACGTTAAACGCTTTGATATGAACACCTTTAAGTAACCTTATGTACGTATCCGCAGATGCCAATATTATTGCCACAATGTTTCGTATCGTAGGTTCAAAACCAATACCATCCTTTCCAGAAATAACTTCGTTCATTTTAAACTCAACACCATCTTGTAGTTTTGTTAATTCTTCTTGAAATGAATTTGATATTTTGTACATATCATCAAATAACTTTTCAATTGCAACAGTAATTTTACCACCACCATTGGTTGTTGAATAGTAAGAACCAATATCTTTAATAGATTGATTTAAATTTATTGATAGTTTTTTGAAATCCGCAGTAGTTCTTTGAGTCTCATTTCCAAAGATTTCACTGTCTTTTAATTTTTTTAGATTTTGTTTGATAATTGACTCTAAAGTACCACCCTTACCTTCTCCAACTATTGACTCTGTTGTATTGTTATTTGTCTTTGTTAGAAAAAAATGACGATCCAATGGATTATCACTTCCTGTTGGTATTGCAATAAATTCAGGTGTTAAATTTTTAGTTTGCCATGCTTGTACCTGACCAAAAAACAATCTGAGTTGATCTGACATTTCTTTTGATGCCACAAATATTTTCATATCCACGACTTCTCCAAAAATTTTCTTTTCTAATATCGGGTCTAATCTTTTTGCAATATCAATTACCTCTTTCAATGTTCTAACTGGCATGTCATCATCAATCAAACCCTTTCTTTTGTATTCGTCGAATATGGATTTAAGTGTGAGATATCCTTTAGAAGTTTTTGATATTACTTTTGTTACCTCTCCCGTTTTTTCGTTTGTTGTGGTATTTTTCGTTTGTTCAATACCATACATGTAAGGTGCATTTAATATCCCTTTTAGTGGAATATCACTTAGGTACGCATACGTTGACCCTATAAAAACACCAACACTTTCAAAATTTCCATTTCCATCATTGTATGATGAGTTGAAATCTGTCATGTGAAGTCTATATCTCATCGCTTTCCCATAAAACCCCTTTACCGTTAAATAAAATATCGGCCATGGTTGGTGAAAGAATGCTTGATATGGTGAATTATCTGGTGATTCGAATAGTGTTTTACCTCTTACATCAACAAATTTTATAGTGACCTTGGGTACGAAGTTTGTACCCCTAACTTGGATATCAATACTTTGTATTCCAAATGCTTGTCCCGTATCATCGATTATTTCCGATCTTTTAAACTCAGCATCCCTTTTTGGATTATAAGTGTCCGTCCACGTTGTGTCTAAGTACTCACTGTTTTTGTTCTGTAAAAAGTTTAATGTTCCTTCCGCAACTGACGAAAGTGTATTTTGTTCACCACTTACTAAGGTTGTTCTCGGTATTAAATCCGCCTCAAGATTTACATAATAAACATAATTTTCAGCATTAGTCCCTCTTGGTTCTACAATACCATCTGAAACAGTACTGTTCGGGTCAATCAGAATTAAGTTATTCTGATCAACCTTTACTAAAATTTTTTCATTATTTGTAAGGTCGTTATTCGCCATAATATAAGTTGTACAATTCTACATTCCTTTTATATTCTTGTAATGTATTAACAAGTGGAAATGGTATTCTTAAAAGAAAGTTATCGGGTATTTCAAATTCAATACTACCCGCAGTTGGATTTGCTTGTAAAATTAACCAACCAAATACAGGTGTTCCATAATACTCCTGAGAGATTTTATCTAACCTGTTCTTACCTCTTTTAAATTGTACATACTTATCTGAGGACGTAATTTTGATTTCAATACCTGGTACAATTTTAAAGTCACCATCGTTCTCAAAAAACTCGTATCTGTTAAAATATTGTCTACTCATTATTTCTCGACTTTAGTTGGTTTAAAATTATTCAGTGTACTTCCCAAAGTTTTCACCTGATCTAAATGGATTTTTTCTAAATTTTCTTTTTGTGTGCTGTCAGTAATCTCCGCAGTACTCGAGATTGTAAATTTAAGTTCACCATCACCTTTTAATTTCTTAAACCTACTTAGGTTTATTTTTTCAGGTTTGGTTTCCTTTATAAATCTCTTAACTTTTCTTTCAATCCTTTTCTTTATATTATCACTAAAAAGTATATCGTCTTTATATACATCGGTTATACTTGTAAGATCATTCTCTTCAGATAATAATACGGATAAAATATCACTAAGTACAGTCACATCGACACTTAGTGAATTGAAATTTATAGTTGTATCTATATCTTTTGTGAATTTGTCACTGTTTTTATCGAAGAAATCAATAAATATATCATACTCATCATATAATGTTGAAAAAGTAAATCCTGAAAGTGTTGCGTGTGTGTAGGTCTCATCTTTGATCTGACCATCACCAACATATTTAGTTAAATAATTTAATTTATCTAAACTTTCAATAACTAAGTTTCTTTTTGATCTAACGTCATTTAAACTTCCGACCGCCTCATCTAATTTTGATACTACCAATTCTTCGAGTTTTGGTCTTAGTACGGTGTTAGATCTTTCTATTTTTTCAGGTGAGAGGAAATTGTCAAACTTAAACATTTCCGAAACATCCTCTGTTAAAATTGCAGAAACCATACTTGTTTTAAGTTCATTGATTCTACTGTTCAACTCTGTTGTTGAGGTATATTCACCTAACATCTCAATTGTTCTTGTACCAACATTAGATGTGTTTACTGTGAAAGTGTTTACCGTCCTGTAGGTTGGTGATAAAAGTAAACTATGTACCTGAGGTCCATATTTAACTAATATATCATCGTAGGTTGTTTTAAACGTCTCAAAGTAGTCCTCATATTGTTTAGCTAAGTCAGTTACAATGTTTTTATAATTTATAGTTTGTCCTGTTGGTTCAATAGAGGGAACTGTGGGGTCTCCCTCAGATTCTTGCCCTGTAGATTTATCTTTATCAAGTTCACCAATGTAAACACCCTCATTAAGTTCTGGTACTGAATCACTGTTGTCCGCATCTGGTGAAGTATTAAGTCGATTCGCTTTTTGTAAATCGTCTAAGAATTCTTTTGTAAATTCTTTAGCGTCTTGTCCACCGATCGTAGAATTTGTCGAAATCGATCTCGGGTCATACATCTCGGTATTTGCGAAGAAGTTAGATGACAATGCGTTTTGTAACCTTTCGACAGGTTTTTCTAATCCTTGACCCCCAATAAAATTAACTTGTAATGTAACACTTGCAATCATTGGTTGTACACCAATACCTTCAGGGTTTAAATCCCATGGAGATTCATCATATGATATGTTTACATCTCTAATTGCAATTTTAGAATGGTAGAAATCACCTATCCTTACAACACAAATTGGTGGTGGTCCGAAACTTGTGTTCCTTGCACGTAAATCCGCGTCGTTTGCAATTCCTTTAATTGGTATTGTATCACCAGGTCTTACACATTGTAATAAAAAATTAAGTCTTCCATTTAGTCCTTCAGGTGTTGTTGAATGAAATGCGGGATGAAAATACTTTAGTTTTTCAGTTAAACTTTTAAATGTGTTTGGTGAGTCTTCTTCAAGTACTTTAAAGTAGTAACACTCCGACAATGTCTTCATGATAATTTTTTTCATCATGTCAATTGGTGGTTTTTTAACCTTTGGTTGTTGGACCGTTCCATCGGGTGTTAATTTGTATTTTGGTATTTGATCAGGATCGTTAGGGTCTTCAGGTTGTTTATCATTAGGGATAATATTCATAACAACCCCCGTATATCTACAAAAGAAAGTTATTGGTGCTGATTTCTTTAATGCCGAAGAACTCTCAATATTTTTAGAGTGACAGTCAATATTTGACGAACCACCACCACCACTTAAACCACCTAACGTAGCATCGTCAACATTTTCACCAAAACTTGTTCCTCTAAAAGCAATCTCACCTTCAACACCTTCATATCCTAAGTCACTAAATTTGTATTTTTGGAAAAAATCTTTTGGTCCTGTTCCGGCCGTAACCGATGTTTCCCATTTAACCGTCGTGTTATTACCTGGTTTTTCAATTTGTGAAATAATATCCTGAACGACTGAGTGTGCTCTTCTCATTGAGAGGTAAACATTGTAGTCGTCGTCAGCAACTGAAGATGTACTTGATTGTAAACCAAACGTTAATAGTTTAATTTCTTTGTTTTCAAGTCTTGTTTTAATTTCACTTAACTTATCTGAATATATACCATAGTTCTTATCTAATTTACTAAACCCTTCAGTAAGTCTATCTTTAGCTCCATTTATTTCGGCTGGTGTACCTGTTACGGTCTCACTTCCAAATATTACTTTTTTATCATTTTTCTTTGCCTCAGTTGCCGTTCCCGAAAATAAGGTCGTTAATCCACTGTCTAAATAACCTTGATACTCTGATTCTGAATACGAATTTTTAATGTCACTGTATAAGACTGTAGTGTTAACGTCTTTTGATCCTGATTTTCTTGGATAGTCATTTGGGAAGTATAAAGAAACTTCAAGTTTTTCTGGATCTTGTGCTATCGGTGTTGTGTCAAATTCTACAATTTCAGCATCTTCAGTAATTACCTTATATTTTAATATCTCTTCTTCAGTACCACCACCCTCTAAATAATTTTTTATTGCATCAGCATCTTCTTTTGTAATTGTTGTGTAAGTCCTAATTAATTCATAAAAATCAAGTTCTTCACATCCCGCAAAAAACGCATTGATGTAGTTGTCAGATTCTTCATCTGACATTCCTTTAAAGTGTTTCTGTACTAATAAGTTTAATATACTCGGATGATCTACAACAATCTTAAAAGAAATTTGTCCTGATCTTGAAGTATTTTGATATGTGTATATTGGTTCGGGTCTTCCTAAAAAATTATTCTCTTCCCACCTTGCATTATTTTGTTCAGTTACTTTAAGGTCATATGGTGGAAACCACATAACTCGACCACCATTAGGTCCTCTTTCACAGAATGGTAAATCACTTACCATAAAACCTGGTGTGTTTGATGTTTTCCATGCTAAATTCTCAAATGAGAACATATATTTTTTGGCAACATAACTACCATCCACTTTTTGAATGTTGGTTGATGATGCAAATGCAGTGTCTGGATCTCCGTTCTGTCCATTAGACATCGGAGCAATATTTAAGTTCCACGGTGAAGTCATAACACTTGAATCAAACTTTCTTATATTTCCTGTTCTTTTCATTGTGTCAGACATATTCATGTATGATCTATCTTTAGTCCACACTCTACAATATTCAACACCACCTTCATCACCCGTAAATTGGTCAACGTATTTTATTGCCGATCCTCTTGACATTAATGTATTTCCTTCTCTGAAAATTCTACTCGTTTGGTCTATTGCGTTTGCAACGTGACCTCTTGCGGCACCACCATCAGACGGCATTGAATCTAAAAGTTGTTGTGTCTTATCTAAAATTGAATCACTTCTAAAAGAATATGAATTTGACAAACTCTGTTCGAATTGTGATCTTTCACTATTAAACTCTTCATTGTTTGCCCCTAACTTATTTTTTGAGTTTTTACTGTACCACGTAAGTTTACCACTTATTTGACCACCTTCAGATATATTTCTTTTAATTTCAAATAGTTCTGTTTGAATTGGATCAAATAATAAACTAAGATAGTAACTACTTTTAACTACGTTTTCATTAAAATCATTCATTGCGTAGTTTACATCTTCACCTCTGTCATCACCAATGTATGCTTGTCCTTTAGGTGCTCCCGTTCCAAGAATATTATTAATTGCATCACCTATTTGGTTAGGAAAGTTGAATAATTTCGAAGATTGTTGTGACCTTGCGGTTTTGGTGTAGTTCGGTGCATATGTAGAAAAACTTAGGTTGTCGAAAAGAATTGCCTTTTGACCACTACCCATATATTCAATCATTAAATCTGAGGGTTTCCTACTTGGTTTTGGTCTTCTCTGTATACCTAATAAAGATCCCAACGCACCTGTAATATCTTGAAAAACCCTTCCTAATCCCGTCTGAGCTTCAGGTCTATTAACTATTGGATTCCTTGGGTCAGTTAAATAATCACCAGGTATTTCACTCCATGGAAACTCAACCCCCGCTACTGTTTGTACAAAATCAATTGCTTTACCCGCTAAGGTTTTTGCAACAGTAATTTTATAATTTTTCTCAATTAAGTCTTCTCGTCCTGTTATTAGATTGATAGCCGTAGCCGTATTCCCATTTAGAGCATCTATTAATCGTACCCTCCCGTATGTTGCAGCAACTAAATTTTGTGTAATTCTTGCGAGAACAGGTCCTTGTTTGTTGTTTTTAATGTTCCAAGCAGCAAACTGCATTAGTTTAGATTCCGACTCATAGTCGTCGGTAGTCATAATACTAACTAAATTATTATATGTTCCTGCGGTGTAATAAGGATATAATCCCAAATCACTAAAACCAACTAAGTTTCTTAAATTAGTAACAGTACTAAACTCATCAGCACCAAAAGTATTAAGGTTCTCGGGAACCGCTAAATAGGTTTGTAAGTTAGTTTCAACATCACCTGGATCTACATTTGCGTCGTCTCTTAATGTTTCAACAGAGTACGCACCACTATTAAATGTTTGTGGTCCGTTAGGTTGTTGTAGAGTTCTCGCAAGTATAGAATCTCTAAACATCTTCGTTGAATTAAAATCTAAGTAACTTGGCATATCTTATTTTATTAGATAAATAGATTCAAAAGTAAAATTTGATAAGTTTTATGGAGTATAACTACGTTCGTCACTCTTCATTAAATCCGCCCAATATGAGGGATTACTTTGTAGTTGTCTTTGGTATGCACCCATCGCAGAATCTGACACATGTCTGAACACAACCTCTTTTTTGTTATTTGATTGAGTTGTTGTTTGTTTCTTTTGTTCTTCTTGTGATTCCTTAATTTTGTTTGCTGATTCAGTTGCTTGATCTAATATAGCGTTTACACCCGCCATTTTATCTTTAATAAACGCAGCCGCAAAGTCAGATCCTTGATCACCTTTGTTACTTAACATGGTCCCTATATCTTTAGAATCCATACCAAACAACGCTTTAGCCGCGGAATCACCAGTTTCAGCCGCTTGAATTCTCATAATACCTAAAATGTAGTTCACATCCCTCATAAGATTTTGAACCGCATTCGCTTGTTGTCTAACAATATCTTCAGGTGACATCGATTTAAACTCTTTTTGGTATTTCATTAACTCTTGAGCAACCGTGTCAGTCATTTCAGACACCTTAAATTCGGACTGACCTAACTTCTTCTGAAGTTCAGGGTTTTCAATTGCAATTGTCATTTCCCCATCTTTCATTTGGGCTATATTTGTAAGGAACCTTTTTGTTTCTTCAGGAACATCAATCCCCGACATGTCGTTCATTGCTTGCATTCTTTCGTTACCTGCAATTGCCCCCTTAGTAAGTTCAGATAATGAGATACCTGTTGCATCTGCCATATCCTTAGCCTTTCTAAGATTTACACCCACAACTTCAAACCTTCCCGTTTCGTTATTAAACGTAGCGAGACTTTCTGTAGATTTAAATATCGCGTCTTGTAGACCTTCGACATTGTTAGTTGCCATATACATCATTTCAAGAGGGTTATTTAATGCTCCCATAGCACCACCAACCACTTGTAGGTTAGCCGCCATTTCAAGTGCACCTTCGGGTGAAAACACTTTATCCGCAACTTGGAAAACACTATCAACACTCATTCTAAATTCTGTTGATTTTCTAACCATTTCCTCTAAACCTCGAATTCCTTTTTGGAAACCGAATTGATTTAGTTTATCTACGTTATCTT